GACGAGTGCTCACTCAGCGCGCTGGTTGCGGACGCCGACGGTTGTCCGCAGCCACTGGGCAATGTCATCGGCCAGCCCGAGCAAGACGCGCGGACCGGCAACCGGTCGCGGCGCTGGGTGGCGGACACCGACCAAGCCCACGATCTGGATGCGACCATCGCCTCAATGTCCAGCGAGCTGCGGTACGTGGCGACGCTGCTCAAGGAAGAATCGACGGCCGACGTCGCACGCCGGCTGCGCTGCTCGAGGACGACGGTCTACTCCCTCATCTCCAAAATTCGTAAGCAGTTCGCCGCAAAGGGTTTGGGCACCAATCTGGTTCCCGCAACTGAACACGTCGCGCCGCTCGCGGGAAGTTATCCAAGTAGACGAGCAGGGCGGCGCACGTCGGACGCCGCCTGAGTATACCGAACTTGGAGAAATATCCATGCCTGATCCGGAACCTGACGAGGACCCGCCGACCGACGAATTTGCCGAGTACTGGCAGGACGTAGGAGAGCCCGTCGGGTAGTTGACAGGCAGCCCCCAAACCCCGTGGAGGTGTTTCACGATGACTGCGAATGCGGATCGAACGCTGGCGGAGGAAGCGGCCGGTGCCGCGCCGTCCCCTGGCAACGACAGACCGGTCACGCCCCATGTCCGCGCGCATTACGAGGCGATCCGCCACAAGGAGCAGGAGGTCCGCCGCCTGGAAGCGACCTACTTCGACTTCCGCCGCGCCGCGAAAAACGCCAAGGAGAACTTTGAGGCGGCCGACCAGGAGTTGCGGACGTTGATTGCCGAAGGCCTTGATCCCCAGGGACACCTGCCGTTTCCCGCGGAGCCGCAGGATAGCGAAGACCCCGACACCTGGCGGCTGGCGCCACTGTCGGAGCTGTTTCTCCCCGACAAGCTCCGCGACAAGCTGCTGAGCGCGGGCGTCGAGACGATCGGTGAGCTCGAGGACCTGCGGGCCAAGATTGCCGACGGTAAAGCCGAGTGGCCCAAGGGGATTGGCACCGCCAAGGTCACGGCGATCGAGGACTCGGTCCTGTCGTGGTTGACCGACCACCGAGACCACTTTCGCGAGCAGGCAGCGCCGAGCGAGATGGCCCGCGCTGCGTAGGAGTCTGCCGCCGCCGTAGTGCCGCGCGGTCCGCAAGGGCCGCTTGGCTTCTTCGTCCCTGCGATGCGAGGAGCGCCCGTGAACTTGCGCATCTTTCCTGGCCCAGCCGACGCGGCGCCGCCCGCCAATCCCACCATGATCGCCACCGATCTGCGCTGGGAGGCGGCCCGCGTCGGCTGCCAGCTCTTCCGGGACGCGGTGGCGGAGTGTGTGTGTGAAGTCGGTCCTCTCTTGCCCGCTTCGAGCTGCGACCAACTGCTGCAGACTCTCTTGCGGGAACGGATCGTCGCGGCGCTCGCCAAGACGCTCAGTCGCCTGGAAAACGCCCTGGCAGTCCGCTTCGAGGACCGGCGCAGCGTCGATAACGAGCGCTATGTCATGCTCGTTACCGACATTCTGACCGGCGAGTGCGAAGAGTTCGGCTGGACGTTTGGCGGCGGCCAGGCTGCTGCTCTCTGGGAGGTGAAACGGCTCTTCGCGCTCGCCGGAAACAAGGGGGTGGCGGCTTGAATTCTCCCTCTCGGACGGCGCCCGGCCGCAACGCCCCTGCGCCGGGCCTCTATGAACACGTCTCGTTCGAGGAGTACCTGAGCTGGGATTGCATTTCGAACAGCTCGCTGCACGCGGCCGCCCGGTCCCTGCTGCACTACAAGGAGCAGCGGCCGATCGAAGAGACGCCTGCCATGCAGCTGGGCACCTTCTGCCATGTCGGCCGGCTGGAACCGTCGGCGGTCTACCGGCGGTACGTCGTGATGCCGGACTTGACCGCTGGGCTCTTGAACGACCTAGGCAAACCCTACGACAACCCCAAGGCGACCAAGGCTTACAAGCGCCGCGTGGCCGAGTTCCAGGAGCAGAACGCCGACAAGCTGGTCGTCTCCCAGGCCGATTTCGATGCGATGGTCGGGATCGTGGCAGCACTCGACCGCGACGAGCGAGCGCACGCGTGGTTCACGGCGCCCGGCCCCGTCGAACTGAGCATCGTCTGGGACGACCCCGAGACGGGCCTGCGGTGCAAGGGCCGGCTCGACAAGCTGGCCACGAGCCTGCAGCTGGTCATCGACCTCAAGACCTGCCGCGACTGCCGGCGATTCCCCGCACAGATCGCCGAGCGGCACTACCACCGGCAGGGAGCAATGTACTTGGGCGGCCTCCAAGTGCTGACCGGTGAAGTCCACCAGTTCGGCCTGGTGGCTGTTGAGAACAGCGCGCCCTACGGCCTGATGTCGGCGCCGCTCTGCGAAGCGGACCTGGAGCAGGGCCGCGCCGAGTATCGCCGCTACCTGCGGCAGATCTCCAAAGCCAAGAGCAGCGGGGTGTGGCCAAGTTACACCAGCCCGGCGCAGTGGTCGCGGCCTGCCTGGGCCAGCACCGAGGCTGAGCTCACGCTCACCATCCAGGGAAAACAGGTGACCCTATGAACGTGAAGACCATGTTCCCCTCCAGGTTCGTGGCGGCCCAGGACCTGTGCGGCCAGGCCGTCACGGTCGTGATGGTTGGCATCAAGGTGGAGAAGGTCGGATCGGACGACGAGCAGCGCCCGGTTCTCTACTTCCAGGGCATGTCCAAGGGCATGGTCGTGAACCGGACCAACGCCCGCCGGATCGAGCAGCTCTACGGCAGCGAGACCGACGCCTGGATCGGCCGGCCGATCACGATCTATCCCAGCGAGACGGACTTCGCCGGCGAAACGGTCCCCTGCATCCGGGTCAAGGCCGAGGCGCCGCTGGTCCCAGCGCCTCCCGCCGCTCCCGCGGTGACTACTCTGCCCCCGCCACCCGTGGCGCCGGCGGCCGCACCGTCGGGCGTGAGGTTCTAGATGGTCCACGACCCGATCAACAGCCCTTCGCACTACACGTTCTCGGAGCTCGAACCGATCGAGGCCATCGAGGCTTGGGGCCTCGGCTATCACCTGGGCAACGTCGTGAAGTACGTCGTCCGCGCCGACCATAAGGGCGCCTCGTTGCAGGATCTGCGCAAAGCCGCCTGGTACTTGAACCGCGAAATTCAGCGCCGTGCGCGCTATGCACAAGTTAACGGGGAAGCCGATCCATGTACGACGCCGTCCTCCAGACCCTCCGCTCCGCCGGGCCGATGAACCTGGACGAGTTGATGAACGATCTGGGCCGCCAGTGGTGGATCGGCGAGTTGCACGATCCGCCAATCGACGTGGACGCCCCCAGGACCAAGCAGCAGCTGATCGACGAGCTGAACCGGCTCGGCCAGGAAGGGTTGATCCGCTATGGACCAAACGGTTGGGAGGCCCTTTCCGTGCGGACTGCGCCCCAGCGCGAGCCGCAGAAGGCCTTGTTCTGAACCCAGCGATGAAGCGCGAGGCTTTTCGACATCCCAAGCTGCTGGACCTGGCGTCCCGCCTGGGGATACCGCATGCCTACGCCTTCGCCCACGTCGCGTACTTGCTGAACCATTGCGCCGATGTCGCACCGCAGGGAAACATCGGCAAATGGTCCAACGGCGTGATCGCTCGGGGCGCGGAATGGCTGGGCGACCCGGACACCTTCGTGAACGCCCTGGTGGACTCCGGTTGGCTGGACCGCTGCGCCGTGCATCGGCTGGTGATCCACGACTTGAAAGACCACTTGGAGAACTGGTGGCGCCTGAAGCTGGATCGGCTGGGCTTGCCAGTCCTGGCGGCAATTCCAGTAGCTGACGGCTCAGCAGAAGCCTCAGCTGAAGGCTCGGCTGAACCGTCACCAGAAGCTTCAGCCCCGCGTGACCAAACCAAACCTAACCAAACCAGTAATTCTTGTGGCCTGACGGCCACGGCAGAAGTTCGTTTGCAGCCACCGGCAGAGGGTACGGCGACAGAGCCAACCTCAAGGCCAACGGCAACATCCGGATCGGCAGGTGCCAACGGCAGCGCACACGGCGGGGAGGAATCCCAGGTTAAGGCCAAGGCCAACGGCGAAGACTGTCCGGAGCAGTTCGAAGCGTTTTGGCAGGCGTACCCGCTGCGCGGCGGGCGCAAGCGCGGCAAGCGGACCTGCCTGGGCATTTGGCGGCAGGTGATTCGCGCCGGCGAGCGACCGCTGCTGGTCGAGGCCGCGCGGCACTACGCCGCTTCGGCAGAGTCCCAGCGAGGGTTTGCGCGGGATCCCGAGCGGTTCCTCCGCAACGAGTGGTGGCGCGACTGGGTTCCCAAGCTGCCGTTGGCCCCGCCAACCAAAGTACCCGCCGCTGACGTTCCACACCGGATTGCTAGGGCCACGTTCGTGTGAAGGCTTCCAGGAGCTGTCTCCATCTCCGGCAATACAACTGCGCGACTCCCCGATCGGCGACCGCCGTCCGACTGCGAGGCTGAGAAGGGTGTGCTCGGTAGCATCATCCTGCTGCCCGCGGTGCTAAACGACGTAGCGCTGATCGTGCAGCCGGCGGATTTTTACGACGATGCGCACCGCAAACTCTTCGAGATCATGTTGGCGCTGCACGGCGCCGGACGGCCGGTCGATCCTACGCTGCTGGTGGAGCGTATCCGCGCAGCGGGCGACTGGGACACGATCGGCGGCGCGGCCTACCTGAGCCGCGTGCTGAACAGCGTCCCCACGGCGGCCCATGCGGCGTATTACGCCGAGATCGTCCGTGAAAAGTCCCGCTTGCGGCGCTTGATCTTTGTTTGCACGCGGGCCTTGCAGGAGGCCTACGACGAATTGCCGTCGCACGACATCGCGGCGAGCCTGGAGTCCGGCCTGCTCGAGCGCGATCAGCAAGGGTCGGCCCGGCCCATTGCCGAAGTCTGGGAGCAAGTGGTCGACAACTTGCAAAAGCTGGTCGGCAAACCCGATCCACCGGCCATGCTCTCGGGGCTGCCGGCGGCCGACCGCGTCGGATTTGTGTTCGTGCCCGGCGAGCTGGTGATCCTGGCGGCCCGGCCCGGCTTGGGAAAAACCAGCCTGGCCACGCAAATCGCCATGCACCATGCGGGGCGCGGCCGAACGGTCTTGCTGGCCTCCTTGGAAATGAAGGACGAGGCGTTGGCGTCGCGCGTGCTGGTCGCCAGCGCAGGCTACAACCATCAGAGCATTCGCACCCACGGCGTCGACCAGGCCACTGTGGACGATCTGAGGAAGGCGCGTGACGAATTCGGCGACGTGCCGTGCTACATCTGGTCGCCAGGTCGCGTGAAGCTCGCCGCCATTCGCGCCATGGCGACGGCCATGAAGACCCGCCAAGAGCTGCGGCTATTGGTCGTGGACTACACCTCCTGGATCTTGCCGGATGACCCGCGCGCCCAGCGCCGCGAACAGGTGGGCGAGATCATTAAGGGCCTCCGCAGCATCGGCCAGCGGTTAGCGATCCCCGTCCTGCTGCTGCACCAGCTGAACCGGGAAGGCGCCTCGGAAAGGCCGCAGCTGCAGCACCTGCGGGAATCGGGGTGTGCCGAAGAGGATGCCGACATCGTGGCGTTCCTTCACCGGCAGGACGACCGCACGGTCTCGCTGATCGTCGAGAAGAACCGGCAGGGGTCGCGCGGCGAGGTGTCGCTGCTATGGCATCCGGAACAGACCCGGTTTGAGGACGCCTCGATCGGCACGGAGTGGAAACCGTGAGCTCCATCATGCAGAAAGCTGTTCCCCGGACACCCGCCGAACGTCGAGTGCCGGCGGGGCCCGATCGGTGTGTGGCCCGCGTGGCGGTTCCCAAGCCGCCTCCGGATGCCATCGAACGCTGCGTTCGCACCGTCCAGCTGGCGCTTCGGCGTCGCGGAAGCCGCGAGGAAGCCGTGGCGGCCATCGATCGGCTGTTTGGGATGGAACCGCCGCCGCCCCCCTCGCTGGACACCAGCGTCCACGACATGGGTCTGCGGCTGCGGACGGCCAGCATCCTGGACGATGCCGAGATCCGCACGGCGTTTGATCTGCGGCTGGCCCTCAAGACGGGCCGCGTTTGGGCGTTGCCTCAATTCGGACCGGTGGCCGTTTACGAGTGCCAGTGTGCCATCCGGCTCATCGAAGGGCGCGTCCACGATTACCAGATTTGATCGGGCAACAAAGTGGCAAAGTGCCATTGCGGCTATCTCGCCTTTAGACCGAAATGCGACTCTCAAATCCGAGGAGGTCTCCATGAGATTGCGATGCTTGGCGATCGCGTTGGTTACTGCGCTATCGAGCTTCGCCCGAGCTACGTCGCCCATTGGCGAGCAGGCGGCCTACATGGAGCTGCCGAGCGAGTACCGGGCCTGGTTCGACAATCCGGACGGCAGCTGTGTCCAGTGCAGCAACGGCATGGTCGGGATGCACATCAATCGCCCCGAGTGGACGTTCCTCTTGTGGAACACCGAGTACGGGCCTGCAGTGCGCGGCGGCTCGTGGCCCGGCCGCGTCGCGGATTACGCCCGCAAACGGGGCATGAGGATCTTCAACGTCACGGGCAACAGCTACAGCGACACCCGGCCTTGGATGCTGTGGGCGGCCCAGACGAACCGCTTCTGTGCGATCGGCGCCGGGCGCTCGCACTTCCAGACGCTCTACGGCTACGTGCATGGCGATCCGCGGCCCTGGAAAGTCTGCAACAACAACTCGACCTCCCGAATCGATGAATACAGCGAGGACGAGTTCCGCCGACTGCATATGGCGTCTGGTCCCTGGGTCGTCGTGCCCGATGAACCGGCGCCTGCACCGCCGCCGCGGCTGGTCGAGTGGTGGCGCTAAACCAAGTGATCGCAATTCCCCGTTTCCTTCCTATGTGAGGATGTGCTGATGAAGAGCAAGTTGGGTTGGTTGACGCCGATCATGCTGCTGGCGGCCTGGTGCCACGCCGGCGAGCAGGACAAGGACGTGCCGTGGAAGGCCCAGGCCGAGATCGCCCGTCGAGGTTCGCTGGTGGAGCGCGTGGACGGCTACCAGGATGCGAACGATCTGATCGCGGCGATCACTGCGGCCATGCAGCCGCCCGCAGACGACTCGGGCAAGTGGCACTTCACGCTGGTCACGATGCGTGGCTGCCCGTGGTGCGACAGGCTGCGGAGCGACTTCGAGAGCGATCCGCGGCTGAAGGCCTGGGTCGATACGAAGGACTACACCAAATCGTGGGCGCATTGGCAGGTGGTCCAGAGCGAAGACCAGAGCCAGGCCTGGCGCTGGAAGGACTTCAAACCCACGCAGTTCCCCACATTGATCGTGCAGCCGCCCGTCAACGGCAGCTGGGGAGATTCGCACACGATTGTCTACGTGCGGCAAGGCTACCTGCAGCCGGCGGAACTGGACGCAGCGATTCGCAAGAGTCTGCAGCTGTACGCGGCGAAGATGTACCCGCGACGGTTGGCGTTCGAGGCCAAGCAGGGCACCGCGCCTGGACTGGCCAGCGGCGGCCTCCAGCAGGTGGGCGGCGGCGCCGGCCAGGCTGGCGGCTGGACGCCACCCGTCACGCCCCCGTCACCGCTGCCGCCCGCGCCAAGCTACCCACCCAACGCGAACTTTCCACCCGAGTATCCGCCGCAGCAGCCGCAGCAGCCGCCGCTGCCTAACGTGGGCGGACTGCTCGGCCAGTTGGTCGCGGCGCTATTCGGTGGTCAAGGCACAGGCAACCTGCTGCTGCTGGCGATCTTTGGCTTTCAGATCTACCGCGCATACGCGAAGACCAAGGGTATCCCGCTGCTGCTGGACGATGCGACGGCAGCACAGTTGATGCAGCTCTTGCAGACGCTGCGACAACCACAGCCGCCGCTGGTGCGCTAAGTATATAAGGAAGCCGTGATGGCCTCGGCCAAATGGCCTGGGCCTCACGAATGGTTCATTAACTAGTACGCAACTCATAAACAAAAATCTGGCGGATGACTTACGGCGATTGCCAGCGACGTAACCCCCTGCCGGCCTTATGGTTCCTTCTCTGGCAATCGACGTAATGGTCTTTACCAACGCCATTCGCTCCAGACATATAGTCCGTCCGTCGGCCCAACTATGAATATCCGCAATCGCATCAAGGAGTTGCGTCACGTCAGGGCGGCCGACCTGCGGCCGCATCCCAAGAACTGGCGCAAGCACCCTGAAGCCCAGCAAAACGCCCTGCGGGGCATCCTGGCCGAGGTCGGCTTCGTCGACGCCCTGATGGTTCGCGAGCTGCCGGACGGATCATTGCAGATCGTCGACGGGCACTTGCGGGCGGAGGCGACGCCGGACGCGATGGTGCCGGTGCTCGTGGTGGACCTGAACGACGCCGAGGCCGAAAAGGTGCTGGCGACGTTCGACCCGCTCGCCGCGATGGCCGAGCCGGACGAGGCCCAGCTCGAAGCGCTGCTCCGAGGGATCGAGACGGACAGCGAAGCGCTCGCGGCGCTGCTCGACGACCTGGCCCAGGAGGCCCAGGCCGGGATGGCCGTGGCGGTTACCGAGGACGAGGTGCCGGAGCCGCCTGACGAGGCGATTACCAAGCTGGGCGACCTGATCATTCTGGGTAACCACCGCTTACTCTGCGGCGACAGCAGCAAGCCCGAGGATGTGGACCAACTGCTCGATGGCCAGCCGATTCACCTGATCAACACCGACCCTCCCTACAACGTGAAAGTCGAGCCGCGCAGCAATAACGCGATCGCTGCCGGGCTCAGCTCGTTCACCGCCACGCACCACCAGGGGCTGGACGTCGCCCGCCATCCGGGCAAGTCGAAACCGACCGCCAAGAAGCTGCGGGCCAAGGACCGGCCGTTGGCGAACGACTTTGTCAGCGACGAGGAGTTTGAGAAACTGCTGGCCGCCTGGTTCGGCAATATCACCCGCGTGTTGTTGCCGGGCCGCAGCTTCTACATCTGGGGCGGCTACGCAAACTGTGCGAACTACCCGCCGGTGCTTAAGGCCTGCGGACTGTACTTCTCCCAGTCGATCATCTGGGACAAGCAGCATCCGGTACTGACCCGCAAGGACTTCCTCGGCGCCCACGAATGGGCGTTCTATGGTTGGAAGCAAGGCGCCGCCCACAAGTTCTTCGGCCCGAACAACGTGCCCGATTTGTGGCAGGTGAAGAAGGTCTCGTCGCAAAAATCAGTGCATTTAACCGAGAAGCCAGTCGAGCTCGCCGCGCGGGCCATGCAGTATTCGTCGCGGCCGGGCGAAAACGTGCTGGACCTCTTCGGCGGCAGCGGCTCGACCCTGATCGCTGCCGAGCAGACCGGGCGCAAGGCGTTCCTGATGGAGCTCGATCCGCTGTACGCCGATGTGATTGTTTCGCGCTTTGAGCAGTTCACAGGCAAGAAAGCGGAACGGACTACTTTAGCGATGCGATCAGCTGCTTGAGCGAGGACCGCCCCACCAAACCCCGGCGGCCGTACCGCAGGGCGTGGTTAACGCCGCGCCAGGTCTCGCCGCCGCTGCCAACGATCGGTCCTGAATTGCGATGGGGCCAGTGGCCGTGCCGGCGGCGGTAGACCCGTGCCCAGCGACCGATGAGCGGTAGGGAGAGCCGCGGCAAGTTGACCCTGCTCCGCACGCCACGATGCTCCGATACCAGTTTGACGAGGGACGATCCGCGGGTCAGACCGCGCTTACCCAGGCGCAGCGCTTCATCGATCCGCTTCCAGCTCTCGGTCGGGGCGGCGAACACGGTTCCCGACGAAGCTTTTGGCCACTTGCCGGTTCGCGCATGATGTTCATCGCACCAGGCCAAGATCTGTCTTTCCACCAACGACGGCCGCCGCACATGCCGCGTAATTCCGCGGTGCTTGGCCAGCAGACGAAACAGGGTCGAGCGGGGCAGGCCGCGGCCCCCACAGCGCAAGGCCTTGGCCACGGCCAGCCAGGTGTCGCCCTGCGATCCGACAATCGGTCCGCTCGATTCCGTCGGCCATGTGCCTGTTGTCCGCCGAAGACCGTCTGCCCAGCGGAGAACCTGTCGCACGGACAACCGGGGACAGTCGCTTCGATTGCGGACGTGCCGGCGCTTGGCGAGCAAGCGGGCCAGGGACGAGCCGCCGTGCAAGCCGCGCCGTCCCTGCCGCAGGGCCACGTCGACGGCGATCCAGGTCTCTCCCGGCGCCTCCTCGATTGGACCGTCATCGATCCGCGGCCAGCGGCCCCTCCGCTGCTGGTGCGCATCGGCCCAATTGAGGATCTGGGCCAGAGAATACTTGGGCAGCCGTTTGCGGTTGCGCTTGCCGCGATGCTTGGCGAGCACTTGGGCCAGGGTTTGTCCGCGGCGCAGGCCGCGGTGTCCCATCCGCAAGGACTGGTCAATGTTCGACCATTTCTCGTCGGGCGGTTCCCAGACGCGGCCGCTGGTCACGTCGGGCCAGCGGCCCGTTCGCTCATGAAAGGCGTCGGCCCACTGGAGGATCTGTTCGACGGACAATTCCGGCCGGCGCATGGCGATGGGCGATCGGAGGCGATCGATTTCTTAGTGAAATCAGCCCCACGGCCAGATGCAAGGTGTTTCTCGGACGGCGATGGCCTACCGCCGATTCTCAGGATGCCTGCAGAACGCCGCCACTTCTTCATGGCATGCGAAACGGACACTATGCCGCGTGGCGCGATTGAAGGCGAACCACGACGTGGGCGACTCCGTCCCGTCGGCGTCCTCGCTGCCGGGAACGCTCATCGGTGTCCAATCGGTTTGATCCTGCGCAGCGGGATCGACCAGCGGCTTGCAATCCAACAGTTCGGCCGCCACGCTCTGCCAGTGCCAGCGGTCAAACTCGATCTCGTCCGGTGTGGCAAGACGCACCGTCCGAATGTTGATCGGCGTGTTGGCGTCGAGCTCACGCAGCGCGGCCTTCCCGCACCGGCGGGCGTCGTCTTCGTTCTCGGCTTGGACCAGGACGTAGCGGGCCAGCGTGGCGACGTAGTAGGTGGTCATCGAGTCACTCCGAAAGAAAGTGCAATGGACGCGTGCCGTCATGATGCGGTCGATGGTCACGGAACGCTGCTCCTATTCTTCGTTGGTCTCGGAACCGGTGATATCTTCGCTGGTAATCGTGGCGTCCTCGACGGGGACGTGGTAGTTCGCCCCGAGGAACGGGTTGCCCACGATCAGCAGCCCGTCGTCGTCGTAATCGAGCACGGTACCGACGATCCGCGCCCCCTCGTACTCGAACGCGACGTTGTCGAATCCCGGCGATGGCCGCTTGCTGGTCATGCTTGGTTCTCCCTAGCTGGTTGGCGTCCAACAACGACTACACCCCTACCTCCGGTCGCGAAAAGCATCAAGCGCGGCGACGCGCGGATTTGCATCGATTCGGCTGGAAGGAAACGCGAGGAATCCTCTTGTCTTTCGGCTGGCCGAAACGCCCGTGGGCGCAACGTTGGCCCCGCGGCGGGGTGGGCCAAGGGTACCAGCCACGAGAAAGACGCCCGTTACCGGGCGTCTAGGGCGACGACGTGGGCAGCCCCGTCGCTACGCCTCCAAGGAGTAGAACTCGGTCATCGCGTCCTCGAACACCGTGCCCGAGGCGGGGTAGTTGCGCCTCCTGTGGGTTTCGACGACCCCGCGCTCCTTCAGGAACTCCAGCGCGACCGAGAGCTGCGTGGCCGGCCAGTCCGGCATGGCATCCCACAGCTCGCCCGTCGTCACGCCGTCCTTGGTGTGTTCCTCGACGTACCAGCAGACCTCTTGGAGCGCGGGCAACTCGCAGCGGTGCGTGTACGCCCGCCCATCCGCCCGTTGAACGTGGCGGACCAGGTGGCCGCGTTCGATCTCCCAACGGATCGTTCGGCGCATGGATCAGCCCTCCACCTGACGGCGCAGACGCAGGGCCGAGCGGATCGTGATCCGCCGCCCCGTGGCCTCGTTGACCGCCTCAATGCTGGTCCTGGCCTTGGCAAAGCGGGTTGCCCCGACCTGGACGATCTCGACCACCCGCACGGTCACGATCCGGCCGCTCACCTTGGCGGTGTACCGGCCGCCGATCTGAACTTCGCTCAGCTTCAAGGGACACCTCCGTTAGGCGCTGGCGGCCGCGAACATGCCCCGGTCCTTCTTCACGAACCGGGCGTCTTTCCCCTTGGTCGCGATCTCGCGAATGATCGCGCTGTAGAGCGTGGCGTGCGGCGTCTTGCCGCCAGGGCTTTCCCACAGCCCCTGGCTGGCCATCGCCTCGACCAGCGCCATGCAGTTCATCGGCTCCTTGCTGGTTGCCAGGACCTGCGCCGCGGCGTCGATCGCGGAGACCCGTTTGGCCTTCGGCTCTTTGGCCTTCTTGGCCTTGGCCGGCTTCTCGCCAGCCGCGGGCGGCGTCACGCCGCTGGCCAGCGCCGCTTTGGCGTCGGTCGCCTGCTGCTTGGTGTCGTACGGCCCGTGCTCGGCGCCGCCGTCATTGGGGACGACCCAGAACCGCCCCTTGGCGTCCTTCTTGATCTGCATGCTGGGGTGCTGGGCCTTCGCGCTCTTGGTCGTCTTGGTCTTCTTGGACATCGTCAAACTCCTCAACCGATTTGCGGATGGAAGGGCTGCCATCATCAGGCGGCGGGAACCACCCGCCGCGACGCCCGCGAGGGCGTTTCGGCGCTAGACCCACTGGACCTTCATCCGGCCCGCCGGGCTGCTTCGGAACTCCGGTTTCAAAAGTTCGGCGGCGTCGTCGCCTGCCAGGGCGACCAGCTGATCCGCGAAGGCCCGCTGAAGAACCTGAAGCTCGCTCGTTGCCGGGCGCTCCTTCAGGTCCGCCAGCACGGCCGCCAAAGTGGTCGGCGTCAGCGATCCGACCAGAACCCTGAGCACGTCATTCGGCGTCGACATGGACTCTCACCTTGTTGTTGGATCGATGGGCTGCCATCGTCAGGCCCGCGGAACCACCCGCGGACGACGCCCGCCGGCTGCCGCCGGCCAGCGTTTCGGCTTTACCGGCGTTTGCTCTCGACGATCGTGAGCTGGAACTCCTGGCCGTTGCCGACCGAGATCACGACCCCGCGATTTCCGGTCAGCACGCCGGCGTCCTCGAAGTTTTCGGCCCAGCCCCCGCTGCGGCGCGAGAAGAGTGTGTCGAACAGGTTGACGAGCTTGCGTTCCAGGCTGCGTTCGGTCAGGCGGCGGCGCTTGCGCTTGCGTGGTGCGTTCATCGAAGGTTCTCCGTGAAAAGGGTCGGGCTAATCGGCGTAGACAAAGTCGGCGAGTCCGCCGACCAGAAAATCCACGATGCACTCGACGAGAGAATCCGCAGCCGGCACGTCCGCCCCGCGGTCCCAGCTATAGACTTCGCGCTTGTCGGCCAGCCGTTGGATCCACAGCTTGCTGATCCGGCTCTCGCCGATCTCCCACGCGGGGTTGGCGGCATGGTCCGGGAACACCAGGGCTTCAAAGCGGTGCCCGCTGAGCGTGCCCCAAACCCAAGTGCCGGCGCCGGCGGCCCGCCGCGTGATCTGGGTGATTTGCAGGTCGTGGCCCACGTCGAGGTCGTCTGCGTGCGTCATGTTCAGTTCTCCGCGTCGGCGTTGGTGCATCGCCCTATTGGCGACTCGCGATGAACAGACAGTTACCTCGGGTTGCGAATTACATCCAGCGCTGTTGGCGACTAATTCCGAGAATCTTTCCGCTGAAAAACACTGAGCATCCGCCGCCCGGTTCCGCATGAAGCATGGTCAAGCTCGCCGACCTCAAAGCGCTGGCCGCCGACCTGCGGAAACGCCTCAAGCAGGTCGACCAGCTCACCGGCCGCTCGACGGAACGCGACCGGGACGCGACGCGCAAGCGCCAGGTCCGCACGGCGACCAAAGAGGTGCAGATCCCGGCCTGTGAAGATTGGGATCGCCGCGTGCGGCTAGAAGCCGGCGACACCCAGTGGCTGCGGCACTACTTCCACGAGCTGTTCTGGTATCCGTTCACGACGCAGCAATTGGAAATGATCGAGGCGATCCGCAACGCGATCCTGTACGGCGGCGACCAGGCGATCGCAGCCTCGCGCGGCGAAGGCAAGACGAAGATCTTCGAGCGCACGCTGCTCAAGTACACGCTGGCCGGCGCTATCAGGTTCTCGGTGCTGTTCGCGGCCACGGGGTCAGCCGCCCAAGACTCGCTGCAGTCCATCATGGGAGAGATCGAGACCAATCTGCGGCTGCGAGCTGACTACCCCGAAGTGTGCGTGCCGGTGCTGGCTCTGGAGAACACGCCCAACCGGGCGCATTACCAGGTCGTCACCGGCAAGCGGATCGATAGTGGAGAACCCTACGACTGTGTTCCCAGCCGGTTCTCGTGGTGCGGCCAGGAGATCGTCCTGCCGAACGTTCCCGGCTCGCCGTCGGCCGGCGCCATCATCGCCACGCGCGGCCTGGACGCCGCGGTCCGCGGGCTCAACAAGCGCAACCGCCGCGTCGACGTAGCCGGCATCGACGATCCCGATACGGAGGAGACCGTCAACAGCGAAGAGCAGGCCAAGAAGCTGGAGAAGCGGATCGACCGGGCGATCGCCGGCCTGGGCGGCCAGCAGCGGACGGTGGCTCGCGTCATGCTGACCACCATTCAGAATCGGACGTGCGTCTCGTTCAAGTTCACCGACCCGGCCCAGAAGCCGACCTGGAAGGGGAAGCGTTTTCGGTTCTTGATCAGGCCGCCCGCGCGGGCCGACCTGTGGGACGAGTATGTCCAGCTGCGGCAGACCCGCCCCGACGACGAGTTCGGCCGCATCGCCCATGCGTTCTACCTGGAACATCGCCCGGCGATGGACGAGGGCGCGCAGGTCGCCAATCCGAATCGGTTCAATCCCCAGCCGCTGCCCGACGGCACGCAGCTCGAGCTATCGGCCCTGCAGCGGTATTACAACGAGGTGGCCCGGATCGGCCCCGAGGCGGTCGCCAGCGAGTACGACAACGACCCGCCCGAGGAAGCCGGCCCGATCGAGTCCGGCATTACGCCCCATCGCATCCAGCGACAGCTGTCGGGCTATGCCCGTAAGGCCGTCCCGCCCGAATGCACAGTGCTGACGCAAGGGATCGACGTGCGGAAGATTGCGCTGCACTGGGTCGTTCGTGCTTGGCGGCCGGACGGCAGCGGCTGCACGATCGACTACGGCATCCATGAGGTCCACGGCACGAAGTACGGCTCGGACGACGGCCTGGACGTGGCCGTGAAGCGGGCGATCCTGGCCCGGCTCGAAGCGACCAATGAGACGGAATACCTGACGGTGGCCGGAGAGCGGCTGCCGGTCCACCTGACGCTTGTCGACGCCGGCTGGCGTACGAGCGCAGTCTATGCCGCATGCGCCCAGGCTGGGCTCGGCGTGATGCCGGTCATGGGATTCGGCAAGTCGGCCGGCTGCGCGCAGGCCAACTTCGCCGACGTGCAGCGGCGGACGCAGGACCGCAAACCGGGCGACGGTTGGTTCTTATCCCGCAAGGGCCGGCTGTGGCTGGTCTGTGCCGACGCCGATCGCTGGAAAGCGTGGGAGCACGACCGCTGGATGACGGCGCCGGGCAAGCCGGGCTGCATGACGATCTTCGGCCAGGCCAGCGAGCGGCAGGACCGGCTGAGCGCCGACGAGAAGTCGCACCACTCCTACGCCCGTCACATCTGCAACGAGGTCGAGATCGAAGAGCCCTACCAGGACACGATCCGCCGCCGCTGGAAGGCCAAGAGCGAGAACACGCACTGGCTCGACGCCAGCTATTACGCGGACGTGGCAGCGAACATGAAGGGCATCCGCCTGGCTGGGCCCGTCGTCGCCAAGCCGACGCAGTCTCTGCCCGCCGTCACGGCGGCGCTGGCGGTGTCCAGCCGGCCGCGCCGGACGCTCGGCCAGCTCGCCAAAGCGGCAGGTGGGGGATGAACGAGAAACCGCGGAAGTCGCTCGAGGAGCTTCAAAGGGAAGCCGTCCATGCCGACGGCACCCTGGGGCTGGTCTGCCCGCGGTGCGGCTGGACGTCGCTGCCGGTCCTCTACACGCGACGGCTGCGGAACAACGAGACCGCTCGCGTTCGCCAGTGCCGGCGGTGCGGCGCGAAAGTGCTGTGCAAGGAACGCCTCGTCGGAGAAATCGGCCGCGCCGGAACCGAGTGGGATTCCGAGCACGACTCGCCGGCGCTTACCCCCTGAGACTGTTTTCCCACGGTGGCTGGAAAACAGGCCAACTGCCTTTGCGACCATCTCGCAAAGATCCTTCAATCGCGCCTGCTGAACCCACGAGCAGACAAAGCATGGCCCAGCCCGAAACCATCGCAGACGCCATCGAGCAGACCGCCAAAGGGCCCAAGCGGGTCCAGGTCTCTAACCAGTCGGTCGAGCAGCAGTCGATCGACGAGCAGATCCAGGCCGACCAGTACCTGGCCGCCAAGCAGGCCGCCGCCAAACCGCACTTCGGCCTGCGGTTCACCAAGATCATCCCTCCAGGTGCCGGATGACCGCCCGCTGCGAGCAGATCCATCCGCTGACTGGCGAGCCGCGCCGGCGTAACGACCACGCGCGCGGCGACCTGTTCCTGCTCCGGGCCCAGCCGGTCCGCCGCCGGCGGGACGTCCACGCGACCTACGACGCGGCCCGCGACTCGGACGAGTTTCGGAACTACTGGGCCAACGCCGATTCGCTCGACGCCGACAGCGCCAATAGCCGCGGAGTGCGGGCCAAGCTCGTCCAGCGCTCGCGCTATGAAGTGGCCAACAACGGGTTCGCGGACGGCATGGTCCAGACCCATGCCAACTACCTGGTCGGAGCCGGCCCGCAGCTGAGGCTCCAGACGCCCTCCGCTGAGTTCAATAACCGCGTGGAACGCGCCTGGCACCGCTGGACCAAGGCGATCCGTTTCCGCCGCAAGCTGTGGTGCATGGCCCACGCCAAGGTCCAGGACGGCGAGCCGATCGGCGTTTGCCGCGACAACCCGCATGTCAAGAACCCCGTCCAGCTCGACCTGGTCCTCGTCGAGACCGAACAGTGCCAGACGCCCCGATTGCCCTACGCGGCCGCCGGCTACGTCGACGGGATCAAGTTCGACGCCTTCGGCAACCCCGAGTGGTACGACGTCCTGCCGTTCCATCCCGGCGGACAGCTCGGCTTCGTGCTCAGCGGCCAGGTCGAGCACGTCCCGGCCCGCTTCGTCCTGCACTGGTTCCAGCTCCGGCGCCCGGGGCAGCACCGTGGCGTCCCCGAGTTCCGCAGCACGTTGAATGTCGGCGCCTCGAGCCGGCGCTTCCGGGAGGCGACGGTGGCCTCGGCCGAAACGGCCGCGGATATCAGCGTCCTGTTGCAGACGATGTTCCCACCGGACGAGCTGGACGCGGTCACGCCGTTGACCAGTGTCGAGTTCCAGAAGCGGATGATGCTGGCGTTGCCGCACGGCTGGGGCGGCAACCAGATGAAGGCCGAGCACCCCAACGCCACCTACGAGGCGTTCCTCAAGAGCCAGATCAACGAGACGGCCCGGCCCAAGAGCATTCCCTACAACCTGGCCGCCTGCGACAGCAGTTCTTACAACTACGCCTCCGGCCGGCTGGACCACCAGACCTATTTCATCGCGCTGGACGTGGAGCGCGAGGACGCCAACGACCTGGTCCTCGACCCGCTGTTCGAACTGTGGTGGGAAGAGGCCGTATTCGTTTACGGCTGGGACGCCGACCCCGGCCAGCCGCCCGACCACCTCTGGGACTGGCCCAAGCACCCGGTCGCGGACGTCGTGGCCGAGAACAGCGCCAAGGACACGCGCCTCCGCAACGGCAGCGCCTACCCGAGCCAGATCTACAGCGAGGAAGGCCGCGACTTCGAGGACGAGCTGCCCAAGATGGCGCAGGACTATGGCCTGACCCCCGACGCGATGCGGCAGGTGCTGCTGAACGCGGTCTTCAACTCGCAGAACCAGCAGTCGGCCATGCTCAGCGCGACCACGCAGGCACAAGTCCAGCGGCAGCAGGCCCAGGCTCAAGCGGAGCCAGCCCAGCAGGCCTTGAAGCCGCCCACGCCGGAAGGAGCACCCGCCGATGCGTAAGCTGCCCACGATCCCCCTTCGCGCCGCGGCCAGACCGTCGCCCGAAATCATTGCCATGCTTGGCGACGTTTCGATCGCCGCAGCCGAAGGGGGCGAGACTAAGTCAGGACCGCGCCGGTTCGACGTGCTGGCCTACACCGGCGGCCAGCTGGTCGTGGCCGGCTACGACCTGCCGGTCGTCGTCGACCTCAAGGGCCTGTCCGCCCGCAAGACGATCGTGGCCAACTTAGACCACGACCGCAAGCAGCGGGTGGGCCATGTCACGGCCCGCCACAACGACGGCCGGTCGCTCAGGCTGGAAGGTCTGGCGTCGGCGGCCACCGCGGCCCGCGACGAAGTCAT